ATGAAAATCTTCACGGCGGCAAAGATGGAGCCGCCGATAATGCAGATTGCCAAGAAGGCAACGAAACCAAACCACACCTTGAAGAACAAAGGAATGCCGGGACGCTCAAAATCGTTGCGTTTCACGCCGCCTCCTTGGTTTGGGTGGTTTGCGAAAGAATCAGCACCCACGCAAGGAAGTAGGTCACGGCAAGCGCGGTCATGCCAGTCCAGACCATCAGGCCAATCTGGACGCCGGTGATGACGTATCCGGTCGAAGCCGTCATCGAGAAGCGCAATGGCTTTGCGCTAGGCTTCGCTGCGAATACTCCAATTACCAGCAGCACCGCGAACGTCCAAAGCACAAAGCTCAGGAACGCATGGGCGGCCTCGATATGCTGGATCTGCCACAAATAGAAGCAACCGAATATCACCGTGTCCGATACCACATTGAAAGCGAAACGCCTCATGTTCATGCCACTTCCTCCAATTGATTAACTTCGTTCCGAGCGGCAATCCGCTTTTCCAGCCTTCTAGCCTTCTTGTTCATCACCTTCTTGAGCCTTTGCAGGTACTCGATCGACCATTTGGCCGTCCACTGCATGGACTCGATCTCCTCGACGCGGTCGATCGTGATCCGCTCTACCAGCCCCTTACGGTATTCAACCGTGTTGGATCCCAAATCGCGGTTGCACCGTTTGCACTGGAGATGGATGTTCGGTAGGTAGAAGCGCATATGCGGCGCGCTCCCGACAGATCGAAAATGACCGGCATCGACCGAGCCCCCGAATTTCCAATCTGGCCTGGCACCGCATGAGATGCAGCCGTGCCCGGCGAGGATGTCCCGCAGCCTCGCCACCTTGTTGACGACTACCTGGACCTCGGCAAGCCACTCGCGCCGGGTCTTGAGCTTGGCTTTCCGCTCGATCAAAGACTTGCGTTCGTCGCGCTTGGCTCGCGCCGCTTTCTGATCGGCGAGCTTCTTCGCCCACTCGGCTGCGCATTTCGGCCCGCACACCTTCTGCATTGAGCGAGTAGGGGTGAACACGACCTTGCAGGAGACGCAGCGCTTGGGTTTGAGGGAGGCGCGAGCTATTCCCATCCCGTCACCCGATAGTGCTTGCCGACGATGTGCTGGAGGATTGGTTTCTTTTCCGGCTCCCATACACACTCACCGGCGTCGTTGAGCCGTTGGCCTCCTTGTGCCCATCGCGTAGTCGCCTCCCAAAACGGCGATTTCTCGCCCGGTTGCCGGACCGCCGGATCGCCACTTGCGTTCAGCACGACGGGGCCGCAGTACGGATGCATTTCGAAATTCCAGCGCTTTCCGGTTGCGTCGGTGATGAAACGGTCTGAGCCGCCGTACGAGATATGGATGAAGTCACTCATTTCCGCACCTTGCACTCGAATACCTTCGTGCCGACCAGGAACGAATTCATATAGGTGCACTCAGCCTGAACGGTCATGTAGGCCAGCGTCCAGGCAGCGAAGAAGACTAGGGCGCCTTTGATCACAAATTCCTCGCTTCGGCGCGCTTCGTCGCCTCGATGGTTCGCCATGCCTCGATCTTGGCCTCGGCAGCGACGATCATCCATCGCAGACGTTCTTCTTCTTCCGTGGCCGCCTGAAGCGCTTCGAGCACCTCGACATACCCCGGATCGGCATAAGCTTCACGCTCTTGCATAGCCGCCGTCTTGTGGCCGCGCAGCTCGGCGTCACGCATCAGCAACGCCTTTTTGCTCTTCCGGAAATTCTCCAGATAGACACGCTGGGCCTTGGCATTGGCGTAAGGCGCCGCGTTATCGCGGATGAAATCCAGCGCGCGGAAGATGTTGATTTCGCTTTCGTCGCTCAAGCGGCCTCCTCGAACTCGTTGTCATGCAGATGCTTGATCACCCGCCCTTGTGCCGCCTTCGGCACGGGAACGGCGCCAGCCGCAACAGCGAACGGGTTGGCCTTCTTCGCCGTCTTCCGATAACTCATCCGGTCGCGCTTGCGCCGGTCGTCGGCGTTCATGCGTGCCGGGCGTGGCGTGTCGGGTTCGCTGCCAAGCGTCCAGCACTGAACCCACGGGCCGGGGCCCGGGTTCTCGGGATTCGCTCGAACCCAGTTCGACACGTAGACGGTCTTGCCTTCGGGAGCGTTATGCTCGTATAGGCGATCCATGATCTGGCGGTGACAGCAGCCAGTCTTTGTGGCTAGCTGACGGCCGGTGAGGCCCGGCGTTGCAGTCAACTCACGTTCTATCGCATCCCAAACCCATGAATAGTGGCCGCGAGGCTTCTTCTCTTTCATGTTGGAAATCTTCTGCTTGACTGCGCAAAGTGACCGACCAGGGAAGAGGTGCATGCATGCCTTCACGGTCTTGCCGCTTGTACGAACCTCTTCGAGGCGAGCCTTTTCTTCGTCCGTCCAGCCGACATGGCTACGTTCTTCGGTCATCATTCAAACCCCCGCCGAGCCTTTTCCGGCGCTTGTCGCGGTGTGGGCATGTAGTTGGGAGCGAGGTCGGCGAACCTCTGAAACTGCCCAGCAAACGCGAGTCGAACCGGCCCGGTCTCGCCATTGCGCTGTTTGCCGACGATGATTTCGGCCGTGCCGCGATCTGGTGAATCCGGGTTATAGACTTCGTCCCGGTAGAGCATCAGAACGACGTCCGCGTCCTGCTCGATCGCTCCGGAGTCGCGCAGATCGCCCATCGTCGGGCGTTTGTTCGGGCGCTGCTCGACGCCGCGGTTAAGCTGCGACAGGGCGATCACCGGCACGTCGAGCTGCTTGGCGAGACCTTTCAAGCCGGCGGAATAGCTGCCGATGCGCAAGTCTTGACGCTCATCGGTTCCGCCGGTCATCAGACCGATGTAGTCAACGAGAATCAGGCTGAGGCCGCGACGGCGCTTCACGGCGCGGCTACGGCTGACGATCTCGGCGAGAGTAAGACCCGACGCGTCGTCAACCAGCATTGGCATTTGCGACATGACGCTGACTGCATGAGTCAAGCGCGGCCAGTCTTCCTCGACGATCTTCTTTCCGTCCAGGATGTGATCCAACGGAATACCGCCGATCCGCGCGATGTTGCGCTGATGCAGCGACTTGCCGGACATCTCGAGCGAGAACACCAGGACGGAGCCGCCTTCCTCCGCGACGTGGCCTGCAATCGCCATGGAGAACGCGGTTTTGCCCATCGACGGCCGGCCGGCCACGATGATCAATTCCGAGCCGCGCATGCCGCCGCCGAGCTTCGCGTCCAGATCACGGAAGCCAGTGGGCACAACGGGCAACTCGGCGCCGTGATAGCGCGCGTCAATCTCTTCGACGATGCCCGTCAGGATCGGCCCGACTTCCTTCGGCTCGAAACTGCGAGCCTCGGCCAGCGGCTCAAACCGGGCCTGCGCTTCGGCGATGATCTCGGCTGCAGTCTTGCCGGCGCGGTTGTGAACCATGGCGCCGATTTCATCGACAGCAGACAGGATGCCGCGGAGTTGCGCGCGCTCGATCACGATCTCAGCGTAGCGGCGGATGGCGGCGCTGCCGGGCACGTTCTGAGCGAGCGCGTTGAGGTAGGGCAGGCCGCCGATCTGGTCGACCTTGCCTGCCGTACCCAACGCCTCGTAGACCGTGACGACATCGGCCCGGCGGTTAGCCACGATCATCCGGGCGATACATTCGAAGATGACCCGGTGGTCGTAGCGGTAGAACTGGTCGGCGCGCAATTCGGGGATGCGATCGATCGCATCGTTGTCGAGCAGCAGGGCGCCGAGGACGGATTGCTCTGCCTCGGTCGAGTGCGGCGGCACGGCGAGGCCGTGATCCGGCGGGAGATCGTGGGGATGGTTCATGCAACTTCCTTCGTGTGAATTCGCTTCGCTTGTTCGCCGGCCGTGGTCAGCGTGCAGACGCCGTTTGAATCGAAAAACCAGAGGCGAAACCAGTTCGCGCGAACGCATTTCCGGTACACCATTCGCCAGTTTTTGTACCGCTTGGCATCCGGCTCGCAATAGCGGGCCTTGAACTCGAGCCAGTGCAGCCGAAGAAAGTCGATCGGGATTCCGGTGTCGTCGGCATAGCCGAAAACCGAA